TATCCTGCTTGTCGTCCCACTCCTGCTGCTTGTAAAGAGCGAGGCAAGGGTAAAAGCTGGGGCAAGAAAGCAAAAAAGGGGAAAAAAGGATGAAAATAACCAGACGTATTCTACAAGAGATCATTAAAGAAGAAGTCCAAAATGTTCTCCTAACTGAAGGAAAGATCGATCTTCCAGGTGGTAAGTTTACAGGATTAAGTGGATACAAGTTTCACACAGATCCTGACACTTGGGATATTGATTATGGCGGTCGCTTGGAAGATATAGAACAGGAGGTGCGCCTGTTCGATTGGGTGCCCATCGGTCGGAATAATGAAAAGATTAAAAACCGTAGTATGGGCAACCTTTTTGATAGAGAGATAGTCGCTGCTGATAAACGAAACTTTCTAGATAAAATGAAAGATAACAAAGGCATACGCAATGCCGCCAGAGCCGACCTGGAAAAAGACCCCGAAGACATCACAAAGGATAGCGGTCTAGAAGTTCTTTTTAGAAACGGTCGAACTTCCCAAAGAGACATAGCAAATCACTACGGAAAACTTTGGGCAGAATTGGTTATGCGTCACGCATTTGAAAACACTGCTTTTTTTGATGGAGCATTAAAGCAAGTAGTAACATTTGATGAAATGGTGGAATACTTAGAAGACAGCCTTCGCGGTGCCCAAGCAAAAAACAGAAGAGTTTCTCCTGATGGAATTGAAATACCCTACGTTAATTGGAGTGCAATCGCAAAAGGTTTAGAGTATGACACAGAAGTCAGAAAGATATTTGATAAAGAAATAGCACAGCGAAAAGAACGATTGGAACAACAGAAGAAAACACAAGAAAAAGACGAAGAAGAGGAGCAATAATAGTGAAACTTTTCGAACTAAAACAGATTATTCGTGAAGAGATGGACAATCTACTGTCCGAGGGTCTAAAATTCCATTTAGAGAACAAAATTCGTGTAAATGAGAACATTTTTAGACCAGGATCGGACAAGTATTTCGAGTTATTTGCTGAAGTTCGCGAATTATCCAAAAATGGGCTCTATAAATTGGACGAAAACGAAAAATATTGGATAAATGAGACTGATATTGGTGAATTTGCGCTTTATGAGGGCCAAAAAGTGCCTCTTGACTTCCCATTACCCCTTGATGAGAAGAAAAAGAAGAAGAAAAACCCTCCACTTAACAAGCCAACCCGTAATACGGGCGGCGGAAAGAAGTATAAAGTGTTTGTAAGAGACAAAAAGACCGGAAATATCAAAAAAGTGACCTTTGGAGACTCAAAAGGCGGCTTAAGTGGCAACTGGAACGACCCAAAGGCTCGTGCATCCTTTGCAAAACGCCATAGATGCGCTGAAAAGAACGATAAAACCAAGCCAGGGTACTGGGCTTGTCGAGCACACAAGTATTTTGGTAAAAATGTCCCCGGTAGGTTCTGGTAGTGCGTGAATTTCCCTTCGAAGAGGTAAAACTAACAGAAAACAAGGTTATTCGCATATTTGATGCACATAATACGATGAATAGCGAATTAGTTTGGCATAAAGACCGCGAAGACCGCGAGGTTTACGTAGAACAGTCAAAAGATTGGCATTTACAGCTAGAAAATCAAGTTCCAGTCAAATTAGAGGCTGGCCAGACACATTTTATACCTGCTTACACTTGGCACAGACTACTTATGGGTAAAGACTTGTTAGTTGTGGAGATTTTAAAGAAATGAAAAAAATATTTGAAAGTTTTAATAAATTTATAAAAGAAGAAGCAGAAGTAATTCCATTAAGAAAACCGATTCGGCCTTATATATTTGATAGATTTATTATGGCGATCAATGACACCATAAGTAAATTTTTTCCCGAAGTCACCGCTGAAGTTCAAAAAGATAACCTTGGGCAAATATTTATAACTATTAATACGAACGTGAAAGAGACTAGTGATGGTAAATTGTTCTACATGACTGATGAAGATTATGAACAACCTGATGATATGTTTGAGGAAGAAAACAAGTGAAGTTCAAAATTAGAATTATTGAGTCCAAAAATAAAATGCCGTGTCCTCGCGCCACTCAAGACCTAGAATATAACACAAATATGCGCGATAAAGCCATAAAAGCAAAGCATATTCAATATGGACCACTAAATCTCTCCGATGAAGAGTATTATGTAAGACTAGCAGAGCACTGGAACACTAGTGTTGACGTAGCAAAGAAATCAAAATGTGGAAACTGTGCTGCTTTTGATATTTCACCAAGAATGGACAAATGTATGCCTGGTCCTGTAAGTGATAATGAGGGGCGTTTAGGTTACTGTTACATGCACCACTTTAAATGTCACTCCGCAAGAACTTGTTACACTTGGGCAGCGGGTGGGCCTATCACAGAAGACAAAGTGTCTTATGAGTGGCAGAATAAAGATGAACACTAGACTTATAATGGAAAGCTGGCGTCGTTTTTTGACTGAAAGTCATCAAATGAGTATGGAAGATTTCAATGATGTCGGAAATGCTTTAAGAGATCCTGGAAAAGTCAAAGAAATACACAGACTATTGATTGAGATGTTTCCAAAACAAAAAGACCTCCTAGATTATCATTATAATAACGGAAATGATGCTTACCCAGAACTAAAAAGATTTATTCACGGTATCGATAAATATGTTTTATCTGGACCAGAACCTGTCCAGCCAGATGAATACGAAATAGATAAAGAAGTTGCCCAAGACAAGGAAAGAAAGTTTCAACAATATGTGAAAGATAAAGACGCTGGAAAAGAAGCTCTTTACTTCCGTAATAATCCAACTGACCCTCGTGAAGTTGATTTTGATAAGTTCCCTCCGATTACAATAGATGAAAATGGGTTTGTAACCGATGGAAACCACCGTGCTTTTTTAGCAAAGAAAGCGAATGCTCCCCTCAAAGCGTACAAAATACTATTTACTACAAACAAACACCCAAACGTTAAGCGAATATTGCCTCTGGTCGGGAGAGAAAAATGAAACTTATAATGGAAAGTTGGCGACAGTATATGCTCTCCGAAAAACTGGTTCTCAAACCAGGAGAAAACGGTTGGGATCTCTACGGAGAACTCGTAGCGCAAGCATATGAGAAAGCGCCGACCTTCGAGGAATCTGCCGTTCCTGCGTTTGAGGCATTAGAACCTTTCATTAATAAAATGTTTAAGCAAATAGGGTCCAGAGTGGATGTTCAGTTTGTAGATGAAGACCCTTATCCTTCCGAAAAGGAAATGTGTAAAGACGCTCTAGAAAACGGAGTTCTAAAAATATGGTCCGGTGGGACTACCCACCCTGTTTTTGACCCAGAATTAAATCTAAAGTTGAGAGCAGTTCACGACTATATGACACACTGTCAAGGTAAAACTGGTTTTGACCTCCGTGGTGAAATCGCCTCTTATAATAGGCATATGAAGACAGTTCCCCCCGCAGCAGCAGGAGCACTTTTTACCGAGGTTGTGGGACAGGCAAGTCATTTTATCAAAAGAGGGTTCTTTCCAGAGCAGAAGATTGCTATTCTCCCAGGCTTCGATTTTTTTAATGTTGGTGAGGTAGACCCAGAAATAACTGGTTACAAACTAGATAAAGAAAAGAAGGAGCTTGTGAAAGTTGATTAGATTTAAAGTCTCACCAAAAATGGCGAAGTATCTTAAAGATCATCCCTATATGGAACCTCACGGTCTACAAGAACAGCAAGACGAAGATGATTTTGATTTTGAAGTTGAGGATTATAAAGAAAGTGACTTCACCCCGGCCCAGTTATCAGTTTTGAAAAACGTTTTCGATAAACAGTTTGATAAAATTGATATGGATTCACCAGATATCAGCAAAGCAGTGTATTCTTTAAACAAAGATGGCTATATTAATTTCGATACTGGTGAACTGACCGATAATGGGCGCATCATACTTTCAGACATTTATGGTGGAAAATATGACTTTCTGAAATACCTTGGTGGCGGCTTAAACGAAAAGTTTTCCAAAGAGGAAAGAAAAAAACGAGCCAAGAAGTGTGACAATCCGAAAGGCTTCACGATGAAGCAGTTTTGTAAAAATCAAAAAACTCGTTCTAAAAAAGGTGAAAGAACAAACGAAGGCAAAGACCCGAAAAAGGGAACAGGTAAGAAGCCAAAAGGCTCTGGTAGAAGACTCTATACAGATGAGAACCCAAAAGATACTGTAAGTGTAAAGTTTAGCACTGTTCAGGATATTAAAGATACTTTATCAAAAGCCTCGTTTAAATCAAAGTCTCACAAAAGACAATCACAAATAATAAATCTCATACATCAAAGAGTAAGGGCGGCATATCAAAATGCAAAAGATCCAAAAGTTAAGAAAAGACTTAAGAAAGCTTACGATTACGCAACTGAAAGAAAAGAAGCGTCAAAACGAAAAACAAAAAGAATGCAAAAGGAACAAAACGAACCGTTTCAAAAAGCAGTTAAGAAAAAACATAAGAAGATGAAAATCCGCCTTATCGGTTTAGGTGGAGGCAAGAATACACCTGGAACCACTAAACCTTCCTACAAAAGATCAAAATCAGCCCCACCAGGGTTTGGCGGTAGCTTGGAGGAAGCCGCCGAAGAAAAGTAAAAAAATGTCCTGCAGTTTTAAACCTGGGGATCTTGTAAGATTCGATTTATTACATAGTATAGGTGTTGTCGTCAAAATTCACGAAATCCCAGAGTTTGCTCGTGATGATGACAGAGACGACGAAAGAATATATGATGTTTTAGTCTATTGGGCCGATGGCGAAGCTTTTTGGTGTTTAGAATTTACATTAGAGCACGTTTTGTAATAAAATATACTAATTATGATAATCTGATCTTTTGAGGGGAATTGTTAATGGAAACAAAATTGATAATGGAAAACTGGAAAAAGTTTAATGAAAATCCTTTCCAGCTTATGCTTGAACAATACGATAGAAAAGTAATAAACGAAACTCAACTTTATGAAAGATGGGAAAGGCAAACTATCAGAGAGTTCAATCAAATACAAAAACAATTATTAGAAGAGGGGTTGCTCGACACTTTAAAAGCTGCGGGTCAAAAAGTCGGTGATTTTCTTAAAGGAGTTTCAGAAAAAGTATCAGATTTTGTTTTAAAAAAGTCAATTCAAATTGTTGAAATGGCAAAGAAAGCTACGTTTGCCGCACTTCGTGCCGCAAAAAAACTTTATGATATAGTCGCAGATTTTTGTTCTGACAGACCTTTATTTTGCAAAATAGTGGGAATGGCATTATTAGTTATCATAGTCTATTTAATCGCCGCGATTATTTACTCTCCAAGCGCACAAGCGAAATTAACCCAGGGCGGCAAACCAATAGACTCCGCTAAATTTAATTTTATCAAAGGCGTCACAAACGATCTTGTAAGCGACAAAACATCTAAAGCATCTAAAAATATTGATTTATTTGCTAAAGCTCTTAAGGAGTTACAACAACTTCAAGATTCACCTAAAGATTTTCCCGTTGAGAAGTTAGAGGGATTGTCCAAACAAGTTGCTGAATTCGGTTCATCAGCATTTGACGATCTGCTTGCAACTGCAAAAGACAAATCTTTACAGTTTGATGATAGAAAAGACGCGTTTGACCTTCTTGACACAATGATTGACCTTGGGAAAAGAACCCGAGCGGTTTACGAAGAGGTGTATATTAAAACACGAAGTGAATTTGGTTCTAGTACTTTTACCAAAACTAAAGCCGCAATAGACACATTAAAACAGGTGCCGAAATAAACTATGAAAAATCTTTTTGAAAATTTCAAATATTTTCTCACCGAACAAAAGTCTGTTTACGAAGCCGAGCTTTTAGTAAAAGCCGAATCTGCTACTAAACTTTATGGCCGTGTGTTCGAGGCCATCCGAGGGATCGAAGGTGTAACTGTTATTCGTGCTGGTGAGGGAGGTATTCAGCGTGACCCTCAAAACAATAAATTAATGAAACTTTACCTTCGTTTTTATGTGGAACCAGGAAGAGCATTAAGTTATCTCCAACAAGTTTCTCAAAAAATTAGTTCAATGAAAGACGCGGACGGCGACCGTATTATATCAACGCGAATCACAAAACTACCAGAAAAACAAGATAAACAGTACACTTAACCCCCCAAACACATATTTATTATATGAAGGTGAAGAGATTTCTTCTCATTAGTACAATATTATTATCCTCCTGTTCCGGTAAAAAAGAACCAGTCGCTGCTAGTCCTGTGCCTGCAGTCCCAGATGTCAAAGATGTTGTTGATGATGTAGCTGAAGAAGACACGTATTCTATATGGCAAGATCCGTGTGTAAAATGCGACTGGTACTTTTGTGAAGATTTAAGTGAAGTTTGGCGAAAGCAAATTTGCGTTAATAAATGTGAAGAACCGAATACAGTAGTTTTTCAAGGTGAATGTGAACAACAGCTAGAATGTAACCCAACACAATATCTAATAGAAAAAGATGCGCCGTGCTTGAATGAGGAAGGTGAACCTGGGATACAAGATAAAGTTTGTGTTAAGGGCCTAATACAATACACTGAATGTATCGTCAATTGCACTGAAGAAATTTGTGACGGAATCGACAACGATTGCGATGGTGAGATAGATGAAGGCCAGTTAAATAACTGTGGATTGTGTGGCCCTGTGCCGGCAGAGGTTTGTGATAATATAGATAATGATTGTGATGGTTTAACAGATGAAGATCTTGTGCAAGCATGTTCAACCGCTTGTGAAGACGACTTGGAATACTGTATACAGGGGCAGTGGCTATGTACAGCAAAGCAGCCTTTTGATGAAATATGTGATGGCCTTGACAATGACTGTGATGGATTAATAGACGAAGATATCGAATGCTTTTGTACAGAAAAAGATGTAGGAATATTGGCACCTTGTACTGAATCTCCGTTGGTTTGCGGTGAGGGTTATAAAACTTGTGAATGTGAGGACCAAACATGCACAAGCTTTAAAATGAGCGATTGTCTTGCCTCATGTCATTGGTTCCCTGAACTAGTTTCAGAAAATCAAAAATGTGATCCATATTTAGGAGCGGTGGCGCCAGAAGATTGTAACAACCATGATGATAATTGTAATCAATTAGTTGATGAAGATTTATTTTCTATTTGTTATAGTGGCCCACCTGAAACTCTTGGTGTCGGTATATGTAAGCCTGGAAACTTTTATTGTAATCAAGGAGTGTGGGGTAGTGATTTTGATAATGGCACATTTGTAGCAGATCTGTGTACGGATGAAACTGTGCCGATGGACGAAGATATATGTAATGGAGAAGATACAAACTGTGATGGTGTAACAGAAAAAGAATTAGAGCCAACTGATGTCCTTCTTATTGTTGATATGTCTGGATCCATGCTTAATGATATAAATGCTGTGCTTTCAGCATTAAGTCAGTTTGCCCTTCATTACTACGATTCGGAAATTATAAAATGGGGCCTAGTGTTAATTGCCGTTGATGAATATGATGCCGGCTTAACAAAAAATGTTGAAAAATTAAAAATACACACTAACTTAACTGATTTTCAAAGCTTTATGACTTCATTTTTAAACATTGACACAACACAGATGGACGGTGGAGACGAGCAAAGTTTAGATGCTATTTATCTTTCACTTCAAAGCTTAATTGGTAATGGAACATTTGATATCAACTCTGCTGCCTGGTTTGAAGGCTGGGGAGGCATTAATCTTTCAGAACCTGAAAAAGAAAACTGGAACATAGAGTGGAGAGAAAACACCAAAAGAGTAATAGTGCTTTTTACAGATGAAGAACCTCAAAGCTATTTAGTTCCAAAGATAACACAAAGCGATGTTATAGACTCAATGAAAGCTGCACCTGAATTTAGTTTTTATGTCTTTAGCGCAGGTTTTGGAAATGTTTTCTGGGATAATATTGTCGATGCGCTTCCAAAAGCAAAAAAGTTTGATTTAGTTCCCACTGCCGAACAAATGTATTCTAACCTTCTTGATATTCTTGATGAAACTGCTTGCGACGAAAACTAACTCTTTAACTATTTATTCCCTTATGTTATAATAAAACCTCATTTGGAGGGTTTTATGATTTCAGATATTGTTGTAGATTTGCAATATGGTGATTGTGGGAAAGGAAAGGTTACACACCATCTTTGTAAAACAGGGGAGTATACGCATGTTATTAGATACAATGGCGGCTGTAATGCCGGCCACACTATCTTTCATAAAGGGAAAAAATTTATTACTCATCACATACCTGCCGGTGTATTTTTTGGCATTCGGTCCGTTATTGGTCCGGGGTGTGTCGTCAACGTGGAACAATTTTTTAAAGAGATTCAAGAGTTAAAAGAGGGCGGTATTAACACAGATGGTCTTGTATTTATCGCTAAAAATGCTCACATTATTACGCAAAACCATATTGAAGAGGAAGCAAGAGAAACAAAAATAGGTACGACTAAACGAGGTAATGGTCCCGCTTATCGAGATAAGTTTGCCCGAACTGGTGTCCGGGCTGAAGACGTGCCTGAACTTCGCTCTTATTTAATAGATTTATATGAGGAGCTTTACGAAAGATGTGGTAATCCAATTATTCTTTTTGAGGGTGCGCAAGGATTTGGATTAGATATTGATTGGGGTTCTTATCCATACGTAACTTCATCGAATTGTATTTCTGCAGCTGCACTAATGAATGGTGTCCCACCTCAAACAGTAAGAAGTATCTATGGAGTAGCAAAATCTTATGAAACTTATGTTGGGTCTAAAACATTTCAACCTCCAGGTGAAGTTTTCAATAAAATTCAAAAAGAAGGCCAAGAATACGGAGCAACGACGGGGAGAGTCAGACAAGTAAATTGGATGAATTTAAATTTTCTTAAGAAAGCCATTAACATTAATGGAGCAACGCACGTTGTTTTCAACAAAATGGATGTTTTAGAGAATGTTGGCCAGTTCGCTGTTAACGAGAATGGAACCCTTAAGAGGTTTGATGATGCTAACCACATGGAAGATTACATCCGACGTAGACTCGATACTAATCATTTTGTTAAGTCTATTGTGTTTTCTCGTTCCCCTCATGAAATCTAAAGTTTCTTCATAACTATTTAAAATGAACAACAAATAATTAAAACTAATTATTATTGTCGTTCGGAGGTAAAAGATGAAAAAACAAGATCTTTTAAAAATAATCACTGAAGAAATTGAAAAATATATTAAAGAACAAGATCAGATTACTAAAGCTAGTAACAAAGAAGCAGAGGAGACTTCAGAAGAGATAGCTGAACTTGGTGGTAAAGTTAAAGTTGCAGTAGCTTCAGGTGATTTAGAAGAGGCTGAAAAATTAATTGACCAAATGAAGAGAATAAGAAACAAATGAACAATATTCGCACCTATGCTAATGATTTAGTAGAATTCTTTCATCAAAGATATAAACTTCAAAATAAACCGGCCATAATCTTTGCACAAGATAAACAAAACAGCATGAGGCCTTTTGGCAAGACTGCACATTACGACCCAGCAGAGAAATCTATTACAATATATATTACCGGGCGGCACATGAAAGACTGTTTGCGGTCTTTGGCCCATGAATTAGTGCACCACTTACAAAATGAAAGAGGTGACTTGATGGGCGCACATCCAACAGTGCCAGGTTATGCTCAAAAAGATCCGCATATGCGTGAAATGGAACGCGAAGCGTATGAAAAAGGTAATATGGCTTTTCGTGATTTTGAAGATAGTAGAAAGAAACAACTTGGCGAAACTAATTATAAAGATAAAGACACTAAAGGAGAACAGAAAATGTCTTACAAAAACTGGAGAAATAAAGAATTTGGTGAGATGCTCATGGATAAATGGGGTTATAAGCCAAAAGAAAAATCATTCTTAAATGAAGGTATGGGAACCTATGATCTATCTGATGCTGATTACAAAACTGCTGAACTAGAAGAGGCACCGGAAGAGCTAAACGAAGAAGAAAAAGAAGATGCCATGGCAGAAGCTCACCCGCAATCTGCGGAGGCAAAAGAATCAGTTCTTGAGGATCTAGACGAGTCCGCGCTTCGTGATGCTGTTCGTGATATTCTTGCAGAAATGTCCAAGGATAACTAATGAAAGTTGATTTAAGGAAGATGACCAGAGACTTTTTGATAGGAGAAGTTAAAAGCAATCCTACTGCTCGTGCTTATGTCGAGTCTGTTCTTCGTATCCTAGATGAAGTGCGACCAAAAAGTCAAAGAGAAAGTCGACAACTATCGGTTGCTCGTCAAAATTTACTTGAAATAAAAAGAGTTGTTAGAACTCTTGAAAATAAAATCTCACTCCTTGAGGAACAAGTTCGTGTGTTGGAGGAAGGCAAAGAATGAAAATAAATAAATCAACTTTAAAACAACTTATCAAAGAAGTTCTTGAAGAGGGAAAAGAAGATCACATTAGGGGCATTGCAGATAAAATAGATCGTTTGCGTAAAGCTTCTGATGACGCCCGCAAGGGTCTTGAAAATGATGAGGCTGCGGCACGGGGCGATGATATGATCCTAATGGACATTCGTAGTCAAAATTATTATTTTGCAAAACAACGTGAGATATCCAACCTTGAAGATAAAATAACTCTACTGGTTAAACAACTAAACCAGCTAAAACAAGATGAACCCGGTCAATTAGAAAGACCAACCGAGTAGGAGAAACTAAATGGGCGGCGTAGCAGGACACTTATCACATCTTTACGATAATCGTAATCTCACTTTTAACGAAATGGCCGACATCTTACAAAAAGCCGCCAGGGGTGAACTTGTAGGCACAGAAAAAACTGATGGCTATAACATATTCCTTGGATATGTTGACGGCAAACCTCGTGCTGCAAGAAACAAAGGCGATATGTCTCGCGGTGGCATGACTTTTGAGGAACTCATCAATCGAGAATTTCGTGGTGGTGAAAGTGCGAGGAAAGCTTACGTTACTGCTTTTAATGCTTATGTTAAAGCGCTTGAATCCCTTTCTGATAGTGAAAAAAATAATATCTTCGGGCCTAATGGAGAAATATTCTATAATGCGGAGATTCAAGGCCCTGTTGCTCCAAATGTTGTCAACTATGACGAAAATGTCGTGAATATTCACAGAATGGGGCACAAAAAATACAACAAAGAAGATAATTCTTTAGAAGTTGTAGCAAATGAAAAAGAATCTAACTTTCTTGACAGTGTAATTGATAAATTTGAGGACGCCACTGCTGATCAAGACTTTAGCGTTCGCAGAACTGCGTTTTTAACTCTTAATAAGATAACTGATGAAACCTTTGTTCAAGATACTTTAGATCGTATTGAGTCAACAGGATATACAGGAGATATGACAATCGAAGAATATCTTGGCGACAAACTTATTCCATATACTCAAAAAAACCTACCAGAATTAAACGAACAACAAGTAGAACTTTTAGTTAAAAGAATGCTAGGTGATAAATCTGCACCCACAACAACTCAAATAACTAAAGGGATGGACAAATCAGTTAAACAAAAAATATCAGCTTTTAATAAAAACTCAAAATTTTTAATAGCAAAACTAGTTGAGCCTATCGAGATGGCCATACATGATTTTGCCGTTGAATTATTGCGTGGGCTTAAAAGTGCATACATTTTGGATAATGAAAAAGAAGTTGAAAGGTTAAAAGGTGAAACTGAACAAGCAATTCGCGCTATACAATCTTACGAAGGCCCGGAAAAGCGAGGTGCGCAAGATATTTTAGTACGCCAGTTATTAAAATTAAAACACCATAACAATATAGATACTGTTGTAGAAGGTTTTGTTTTTCAATACGATGGTCAGATGTATAAGTTTACAGGAAACTTTGCTCCAATGAACCAACTTTTGGGGTTATTTAAGTACGGAAGAGGAAAGATCCCACAGATGGTCAAGGAAATGCTTCGCGAGCAAAATGAAGGCGAAACTGTGGCTATTTTACCAGGAAAGTTTAAACCTGCTCACCGTGGCCACCTTGATATGATAAAACACTATGCTCAACTTGCTGATAGGGTAGTTGTTTTGGTTAGTCCAAAAGAGAAAGATGGTATCACAGCCAAGACTGCAGTGGAAATTCTAAATATGTATTTAGATGACGCTAATATCACAAACACTAACGTTGAGATTGCTCAAACAGCTTCACCTGTAAGGGCGGCCATGGAGTATGGAAACTCTCCTGAAATGGAAGGAACAAATATTATTCTTGGTGCTTCAACAAAAGGTGGAGATGCTGCAGAGCGCTTTGCTGGTAATGTTCAGAAATACGTTGAAAATGCTAAAGTTTTAAATCCTCTCGACTATGCTTTCGACCCTGTTGGTGAAGTTTTAAGCGCAACTGATTTCAGAAATGCCTTAAGAGCCGTCGACGCTATTGAACGATATTTACCTGATACTTCAAAAGATAGAGCAGGGTACATAGCAAATTTAGTAAAGAAGGAACTCAAGGAGGCAAACGACCCATTCTTGGGTATCTTTCGTGGGTTAGTTGATGAAATATTAGAAGAAGACGAAGAGGAGCTAGAAGAAATATCTGCAATGGGCGGTGGTTCTGTCGCAGGATATGCTTTACCTCTCGGTGCCAAACGAAGAAAACGTAAAAAAGTTTCTGAAAATGAAGTTAATGAGGCGTTAAACTATTTATTACAGAAACTTGGAGTATAAATTAATGATTGATCGCGATGAATTTTTAAAAGAACTAAAAGAAGAACAACGTTTTAGAAAAGTAATTCGTGGCCTTCTAAAAAATTATCTTGTTGAAAAGAAAGAAAAAGTAATGCTTGAAGAAAATAGACTTCGCAGTGTTATTCGATCTCTCATTAAAGAAGTTAGCGCTGATGTCCCAGATGAGCAGCCTCAAAGAGCAACAGGGATAAACGTTCTTGAAGATACTTTAAAAGTTGTAATTCCTATTGTTGAAGACGCCTACAAAGCACTAACCACTTCTAAAGAACAAAGAGAATCATTCAGAGCGCACATTTTAAATGCTGTTCAGAATTCGCTAGCACCAGTAGATCTTACATCAGTTGCTGATGAAAGTCAAGAAGAAAATGAACTTGAAGAAGATGTAGCTTTGGACATTGATGTTGAAGACAAGTTTATTCCAGTTCGTGATCAAGACATGCCAGTAGAGCCAGAGGAGCCCGAAGAAGTAAAATCTTTTCAGGATTTAGAAGGTATGAATATCACCGGCCGTAATTTTGCGTCTACCACATTCAATAAAGTAGAAAATCAAATTCAAGATGCATATGAATCTTTGGCTGATGAAGCGGATAGAAAACTCTATAAAGAATATATGTTGACTAATCTTAAACTTTACTTCGATAGATTTGAAGAAGAGCTGCAGCCAACCCTACCAGAACCAGAATCTCCAGATTATAGTAATAATATAAATTAAATTATATCATTATTTCTATTATTATTTAATATATGTCATGGAAAAATAAAAAAAAGAAAAATACTGTTACAAAATATTCTAAATATAGTATAATAAATAAACTAAAATCTGAAAAGAAAATTACTGATAATACTTTAAATAATATTAATAATATATCTTTAGAAGATCTAATAGCTATAAAGCTAGAGTTATCAACCAGATTTTTGTATGGTAAATTCTATGGCCTCCCAATATGGAGACTTACGAGACATGCAGTTACAGACGCTCTTCTAAAAACAGCTTTGAGTATTGCAAGAACAAAAAAAGAGGCCGCACGATTTTTAGGGGTTGACTACATGGAATTTAATCGCTATATTAAAAAATATAATACAATTTCATTTTTTGAAGAAGAAGAAAAAGAGGTTATATGAATAATAAATTGTTTAATGCAGCTAAAATAAAATATGAAGCTCAAGCTGAAGAGGCTAGAGCGATGTTGGACATGCTATTTACTCAAACTGTTATGGTTGGAGAACACACTGATATCTTAAAAGAAGTTGATAAATGGACTACAATGTTAGCAGAAGCATTGGATTGTGCTGACGCATTAGATGATTTTGCTTTACATCGAAGAGAAGAGGGGTCGCAAACCCCCTAAAAGGAGGTTTAAAATGTCGACAACAAGATTTACTTTAGATGGAAACGGAAGAAGAGCTTATATTGGCTCTCCGGTTTATTATAAAAATAAAGTTTGGTTGTTGGAGGATATTCAATACCTCCAATGGAATTCAGAACAATATTTAACCTTACAAGATCCTAAAAATAAAAATAAAAAAGTTGAGTTTGTTAAAGCAAGTTTAATATCGGCAGTGGATTGATGGCATCTAAATATGGCAAAAAAAGAAAATCTATTCGTTCTTTTGAGCAAGAGCATTGGTATGTAACTAATATCGATCATATAAGTTTAAAAGTTGAGTTGATAACCGGGAGATTGCTAATAACAATTATTCATGATAAAACTAACTATGAATTTTATTTACCGGATACAAAAACATCAATAGCTAGCAGCAGACAAGAGATTGATAACAAAGTATCTTTTTATCTAGATACATTTTTTCAAATGGATGAGTTTACTTTTATGCAAGCACATACAGACGAAGAAAATTATACAGATTATATGAATTTATATACAGACCTAATCTGGGTTAAAAACAAACTAGGTCTGACTATTTGGAGTAGGAGAAGACCTACTTATCGATATTAATATTTAAGACATTCATCAGGAGCAATACATGCCCACTCTGCTAGTATCACTTCAGAAAGACCATCTCTAATAAAATCCATTAATTTTTGATAAGGAGATGATATAGCGACATATCTAAACTTAACTAATACTGAATGAACCATTCCAACTAGCTCGCCTTTAGAATTTAATATCATAGACCCGGACGATCCAAAAGTAGCTGGTAGTGCATATACATCTTGGCCATCTTCTTCACCAGCATATCTACCTTCAAATATAGGAATCATGTCATAATCAAACGTGCCTAAAGGAGCGGCTATATTATAAACTTTTTCACCTC